CACACAGGTAAGGCTCTGTCCTGTTGGAGAGGTCATGTGGTCACTGCATTATGGAGCAAATTGGAGCAAATTGGAGCAAAACGGAGCATTTTGAAGCACTATTAGGTACGTCCCCTATGCTTTTGGACAAAAATCAGTGAATTTGGTCTTTTTCAGTGATTTTTGGTCTTAAATCGGAATTGGTCATCATTAATTGGTCTTTGGTCACGTAGTGAAGGACTATGGTAATTGGTCATAGGGAGGTATCTACCCATTAACAATTTGTTAATGGAATGACCTCTTCATTAACAAATGTATAGGTGAGGTATAGGTCAGAGTATCAATAATTGTTAATGAAATGGTCTTTTTATTGATAAATTGTTAAAATTCGAGGAAAAAAGCAGAGGATAAGTCGTTGTTTGTCGTGTTATATCTATTAGTGTATAATAAAAGCATAAAGAACAGAAAAACAACGAAAAAGAAATGGAGAAATAAACAATGAGAAAGCTAAACAGGATTAAGAAACAAAAAAGAAAATTTGAAAAGGAACACTTCTATATACATTTATCTACTAATGGTATGTATCAATTTAGAGACCGTCAATCTCACATGGTCATTTCTACTGCTAGTAACCTTACAACTTTAAAGAGGTCTATTACTATTGTTATTAATAGATACAAGAACTATGACTATTATTTAGGTGCGATTTCCTCTATGAGTGAAAGCACAGTGACAGAGAAGGACTTCGCCAGAAGAGAAAAAGAGTGGAAGAGTGGAGGTAATGACTATATTAATATAATAGATGAAGTACTTAGGGAGTACTACCTAGAGCAAGAAGAGATAGAGGACTTTAGACACAGAAGAGTGGTTCTACCAGTCACTCCTAAACCAGAACCGGTGCAAGTAGAAAGTAGTCCCAAATCACTAGGACAAGTTAAACTACATAGAAAGAAGAGAAGCAGACTTTAATCGGTCTGCTTTTTGTCGTTTATATAGTGCTTTAGTACCTTATCTTCTATAAGACGTTATACGCCTTTCTAAAGCGTTTTAGTCCTTCTATAGTGTTTTATACCTTTAAACACTATTACACGCCTTATACGTCCTTCTGACGCTATATAGCACTATACCCCTATAAAAGCACTAACAAGACTGTACACGTCCACAACACGCTCCAGTCCTTCCAGTCCTTTTATATGCTCCAGTCGTCCACGTCATGCTCCTGTCCTTCTGACGCTATATAATAGACCCTGTGAACGTCTCACACGCTGACACGTTGACCAGTAGACCCGTTGACCCATGAAGCGAACCCCACGCCACGCTCCAGTCCTTAATATGTGATTATATACCACTATATCCCTATATCACGTCATACGCCTGTTATACGCCTTTTATACCCTTCAGTAGTATGTTAACCCTCCTAACGTCATACGCCTGTTATACGCCACGCTGACGTTATATAGACCTATAGACCCTACAAGTCCACTAGTACCACATAAGAACAAACAGAGTAGCATATCAGTCCCCTTGCTATGACTTAATTTGAACCATGTACTGATATTCAAGTGTTGACGCCTTAATCAATACTATGTATACTTAAAGCATACCAATTGAAAAACGCAAACAACAAGCACAGAAGTAGTGTGGCTTGTGAGTGCTTAGACCATAGCACTATAAACAAAAATTGTTCTTTGAAAATTGCATAGAATCACGCTAATGATGTTTAGTACTAGCGTTGAACGTGTAACAAGTTTACAACGTAACGTAAACCTATCCTAGCGAATGAGTACGTATGTTGAATCGTACCAAAGAGCTTTAGCCGTGCCTATATGCTTAAATATTGATATAATCCTTTTAAACTCACACTCTTTGAGTTATGCGACTTCGGTCGCTTGACTTAATGAGTACATAGAATTTAGGTGTGTACTGATTAAGTCAATAAATGACTTAATATTATATAGAGTGAGGTTTTAATTATGAGATTAGAAACAATAAAGGGATTACACAGAGCGAGTTTATGTTTAGCAGTAGGTTATATTCAAAAAAGCGACTTCGCAAGGGACACTAGAGAAAAGTGTGAAGGAGTAGTCGCTAAGTACCTAAATGACAACGGAATTAAATTTGACTTTACAACAAAGCCGAATAGAGTAGTTGTTAGAAGGACTGTTAGACTAGCTGAAGATGTTATATTCGGAGGCATGGAACTTGAACGTGCAATTCAAAAGTTGGAAGAAAGATTATTTTAGTGTTGAATCTCTGGGCACATATATTGTGCCTAGGATTGAGTACTAAAGTACTCAAATCATAATTAAAATTTAGGAGTGTGTTTATAATGGCAAAAGTAACAAAATCACAAATCATGGAAGGATTAAAAACTTTAGGAGACAGAGTTCAACTTAACGTGGAAACTCAATCAGTAGTAGATTTCACATTGGATAACTATAATGAGAATCCAAGAAATGTATCAATGGACGAACTAAAAGAAGTTTTAGCAACTATACAACAATCTACAGGGTTAACTACTAGTGGAATAATTTACGGAGAAAATGTTTCTGTTGAATCTAAACCAACTGAAGGTAAGAAATTACCTAATAAGAAGGAAACAGAGAATAGTGTTAAGACTGAAAGCAACAAACCTGTGGTTGTTCCTAAGAATAAGAACAAATCGGAAGATGTTGCAGAGGACAAGAAACAAGATAATAAGAAGGCTACTACATCTAAAGTTCAAAAACCACATGAAGAGTATTTGGCTAGTTTTCCAGAAACTTTAGTTTCAGAATCACTAAAAGGAACTTTAAAGCTTAGAAAGGACTTAGTAACTATCCAAGACGTAGCTGAAGCATGGTCAAAGAATGAAGACATAGTAATAGCTACATACTGGACGAAGAAGTTATTAAAGCAATATGCACAAGGATATGACCCAATGGGTATTAATCCTAACAGACCAAAATCATTTGAACATGATTTGGACTTAATTGAAGTAACATTTGCTAACCATTTAGTAGTAACTGGTTGTTCTTTATATAGCTATGTACCACAAATCTTATTACCTTCGGACTTCGAGCAAGATGAAGATGGAATGAGATACGCTAATGGTTGTGAGTTCCAAGTGTATGAAATAGTAGAGGAAGAATAGTATTGATTGAAGAGGTATGCGTACCTCTTCTGGTGAGTACTATTACTCAAAATAAACACAAATTAGGAGTGAGTTTAAAATGACAATGAATTACAAAGATTTACTATTATTTGAAAATGACACAGAGGTAAACGACATGAGAGAAATGGGAGAGTTAGAAATAGCGGGAGCAATCGCTTATGTCTATATGTTAGTTAGGGAGTATGAAATGATAAATTTTGGAGAATGTAATAATTGTTTCACATCAGTAGACAATAAGGCGTACTACTGTGGAAAAAGAATACAACTGAACGATAATGAAGGTTACGTAGTACATCTTGAAGGTAATCGTGAACTGGTAATAGACCACGTATTTATGAGAGAACATTCATATGATACTCTTTGGGGATTTGCTTACTGGTACGATTATGAAAAAGATGAAGAATCTGAAATGTTTTTAATTAGGATTTAGTGTTGCTAGAACCTATTTGCGAATAGGTTCTATGGAGTACTAAACTCTAATAATTTAAGTGAGAAAGAAGGATTTATTATGAAAAATGTTGTGGAAATTAAGAATGTAAAAAATGTAGTGACTGAAGATATAGGAACTCTATATCTAATTGCAAGTATAGATAAGGAAGCTAAACAAAATAATAATGTTATTCATCAAGGACTAGCTATATTCTTTAAACCAGAGGGCGAAATCAGTCCTACATATGTAAAATCATTTATATTTACAGACTTGGAAGCTAAACTAATGAGACGTGGAAAAATGCAAACTGTGAGAGACATTGGTTACTTCTTAGATGTTCAAAACTTGACTATGGACATTATGTGCCTAGAGAGTGGAATGGACAACAGAATAAGTAACGATAATATGTTTGGTACACAGAAAATAACTAGAACGGTATTTAGTTTAGAATATACTGACTTAGGGTATGACCATTTACTAGTTGGAGCTAATGACAACAGGCACAATATGTGTGGATTTAGATTAGCAGTATCACAAGCCTTTAATAGTATGGTCAATATTACTGATGATAGCATAGTACCATGTACATTTCCAGAGGAAGCCAACGTAGTAGAATTCGACTACAAGGTATAATTGTTGTTAGAGCCTTTTACAAAAGGTTCTATAGAGCAATTATGCTCAATAATAAATTTAGGAGTGTGTTTAATATGATGAAATTTGTAACAAGAGGAATATACATGACTTGTGGTATTCAAGCTGATTTAAAAGAGGAAGAGATTTCTAATGATGATATAAAAAATTGTTTAGAACGTCATTTCCAAAACAAAGGTGACGAGTGCTACCAAGATAGGGCATATAATCACCAAGCTATCAAGAACAAAGAAGGTAGAGTATTCAGCGTATTCAATAATGTAAAAGGTAAGAAGATATATGTTATAACTGAAGGTTTACATTTAGCTAATGACCCAGAACATGGGAGGACATATCCAATGACTACTATATTATATCCGGAGGAATACTAAAATGAGCAAATGGAGTATATTCTTAAACCAAACTAGATACTGTGTAAGCCAAAGAGGTACAGGGAACAGACCATGTGATATGGGAGTTCCTTGTGATAGATGTTACTATGACAAGGCTTTAAATGATAAGTTCAAAAAAGAAGAGGATAGTATAGATGAAAGTCTATACTGCAAATACTGTGGGCATGAACTAAGACCACATGAGAAAAACGCTTATGGTGGTATATGTGAGACTTGCCACGAAGAAGATTGGTAATTAATATTGTGAGTAGAAACCCCAAGAGGGTTTCCTCTTAGAGTATTAAATACTCAATAAATAACAAATAGGAGTGAGTTTATATGAAAACTAAAAAGGACGTAATAGAAAGATTTAAAATGCTAAAGGGGAAGGAGATTACAGTAATAACTAATCCTAGCTACATAATTGGTCACTTTAGTCCTCGCTTTGATACGAGAACATTTCACATGAGGTGTTCAGCAATTCAAACTAGGGAGATTATAAGTGTTAGTAACACTAGAGTAGTTACTAGGAAGATAAGTCAAACCCCTGTAGGGTTCTCATGTTTAGAAGACTTTGCTAAAGATTGGTTCTATAATACTTTTTTGCCTAGTTTAAGGTTTCATAATTCTACGCCAGAACAGGAAGAGTTTACTAGAAACAAGCTGAAAGAAGAGTTCTTTAGGGACTTAGAACAGAATATCCTGTTCCATGAATTTGGATTTAACGACCATATAGTCTGTGAATTTCCAAAGGTTGGAGATATGCTTATATTGCGTGACCAAGTGGAAATGCATGAGAACGTGTTTGATTTGACTGTAAAATAATGTTAAAATATATGTATAAAATAAATTAAATAAAGAGGTGTTTTAAATGAGTAGAAAATCAAGATTAGGGTTAATTAAAGTTGTAAATGCTGAAGAGAAGCCAAAGAAGGAAAAAGCTATTGAATACAAAGATGTAGTACAGGCTAGAGAATTAGAAATTGCAGATGGTATAAAGTTAGTTTTTACAGTAAGCAAAACATCAGAAGGAAACCCACATTTGGATATAAGAACTTGGATAGAAAGTGAAAAATATACTGGGCCAACTAAGAAGGGAATAAATTTCGATATAGAGAGTTTAGAGGAATTTAGAGGAATACTAGAGGAAATTGATACAGAACTAGAAAATATGGGTATATAGAAGAAGAGGGAAACCCCTCTTCTTTTTTGTTTATATAAAGGGTCTATATAATTGGTCTATATAGAGGGTCTATATACAAGGAGTATATAAGGAGAATATATAGACCCCTTTTCTCGCCTAAACTTTGGTCAACATTTTAAAGGCTAATCATAATATTTATACATTAATAGTGTAGTTTTATTAGTATATCACGCCTAATATAATAAGATATATAACTATATTACAAAGTATTATTGTATGTATTAATGCAATTTAGTTATATTATTTTAATTTGTTTATTGAATATTTCCATATCTTTATGAATATTTATGCGTATTTTTTGTATAAATATACAAGTAAATTTTTTTATAAAAATCATCTAAAAGGAGACCCCACCCACCCTTAATTGGTTGCGAAACACCCCTACCCTGTAACCTAGTAACTCACTATTGGACGTAGTTTTTGAGGTAAGGAACACATAACCGAAACAAGACCCCAAGGACGCAGAAAAGACCCCAAGTTAAAAAATTGGTCAAAAATAAAAATAGAGGTGAAAAGTGGACGATTGAAAATAACCCCTGTATAAGCCTGTAGGAGAGGTTTTGTACCCATAGACGATAAAATACCTTACCCAATGGATAAAAACCCTACAGAAAGGCTCTAAATTGATTTTAGAGGTATATGTTACATAATATAAAAGTGTACCCTAACCCCTTGACTATAAGAACCTAAAAGGAATAAATTACCTAAAAATAATGCTTGACAAAACCACTAACTTAGTGTATTTTTTATTATCCACGTAATGGTTATAATATTATATTGATGATAATAATATATACTACGTATATATTATTATAATCCATATATAAACAGGCGTGTGCGTACACGCATACGTAACATAGGCTAAATAAAAAGTCAAGCAAGAATTTAGATTTTATAGAAAAATTTAAGGGAGAACCCAATTTAGGTATTGATTTTCAATGTTTGACACAATATTTTTATATGTTATAATGTATTTAGTTGTTAAGTGTAGCAACTCAACGTTAAGAAATGGGGGAAAATAAACTATGTCAGTAAAATTAGATGGTAAACTAGTGAGTAACGAAATCTATGAGAGTATAAAAAGAGGTAGAAAGTACCAACCAGAAAGTAAAATCTTAGCTATAGTTACTGTAGGTGATGATGAAGCTAGTAAAGTGTATGTTAACACTAAAAAGAAAAAGGCAGTAGAGTGTGGATATAAATATATGCACATTCAAATGAGCGACAATACACACTTCTTTGAATTGGACAATGTAATTAAAAATTTAAATGAAAATGTAGATGTAAAAGGTATAATTATTCAAAAACCATTACCTAATGAGTTAAGTAATTGGGAGAAGCAAATTGATGAAATTATCGACCCAAGTAAAGATGTTGATGGATTTCACCCTATGAGTAAATTTAAATCCTGTACACCAAAGGGGGTAATGACATTACTAGACCATTACAACGTACCATATAAGGGTAAAAATGTAGTAATAGCGGGTAGAAGTAAAATAGTTGCTAAACCTTTAGCTGAAATGTTAATGGCGAAGAATTGTACAGTAACAATGATTCATAGTAAAACACCAGAGCCTACGGTAAGAAGCCTTATAGAAAACTGTGACGTGTTCATAAGTGCTATAGGTAAGCCACATTATTGGACTGAAGACTATTTTGACTGTAGTTATAGAAAGATAGCTTTAGTTGATGTAGGTATTAACAGAGTATTCAATGAAGACTTAGAAAAAAATGTAGTAGTGGGTGATGTAGACCCAAAATGCTACCAATACTTTGACTACTATACACCAGTTCCAGGGGGAGTTGGATTAATGACAGTTGCTACACTAATTGATAACTTATATAAAAGTTAGAATTAGGAGGAATGTTAAATGGACATTAAATTAGCTGAACTATTAAGTTTAAATGGAGGAAGATTGCCTAAATACATTACAAAGGATTCATACCCTGTGTACTATGTAACTAAACAAGGGGTGATATTATGTCCGTATTGTGCTAATTTAATACTACTAGAAAATTCAAGAATGTTTGGAAACAAAATAAAAGCAGATGATTTAGATGATTACAGAATAAATTGGGATAACTATGACTTAGTATGTGAGCGTGGTCACAAAATAGATAGTGCCACTATTGAGTTAGATGTACCAATTGGCGAGAGGTGGAGGAATAATGAAAATAAACGACAAATACCAAATAAAATCGGACACATTAAACTACGTATTAATGGAAAACAAGCCAGTCCAAGACATTGATAGTGATAATTACGGTAAAGAAAATTGGGTTGCAATAGCTTGGTGCATAAGTCCTCAAGACGCTTTAAAATATCTATTAAATAAAGAAGTACTTGAAACAGAATTGGAAGATTTAAAAACCGTAATTAAAGCCATTGAGGACGTAAAAGCAGACATTGATAAATTAAATATTTAGTGTTAATAGGGTAGACTAATACAGTCTACTCTTTTTATGCTATAATCATCTTTAGAGGTGATGATAATGAGTACAAGAAGTATTAGAAATTGGGAGAGTACTCCGGGGAACATTGATTGTTTAAATACAGAATATTTATTTGAAATAACAAATGAATATGGAATACCTAATATACTACCAGAAAAGGAAATACCTAAAGATTTAATAATGTATGGAACTGAAGTAAGAAGAAGCTACGCACAGACAAGAGGTAAAACAGTGCATTTCTTTTTAGACGACTATAAGTTTGAACCTTTATGGAATAAGCCTATAAAGACCTTACAACCAATATTAAATATAGGCAGTGCATTAAGTCCAGATTTCAGTTTATACACAGACTATCCAATGGCATTACAAATATACAATGTGTATAGAAATAGATGGTTGGGCAGATTTTGGCAAGAGAATGGAGTTAAAGTTATACCTACTATAGCATGGAGCGATAAGAAAAGCTTCGACTTCTGTTTTAGTGGAGTACCTAAACATAATCCTGTTGCAGTAGGAACTGTAGGCATTAACAATAAAGAAGCTAGAATGTTATTTCAACAAGGCTATGAAAAGATGTTAGAAGTTTTAGAACCTAGTCATTTAATAGTTTATGGTGAAACTGAACCGGTTAACTTCACAGACTATTTTGGAGATAATGTGTACAAATATGAAAGTTACTGGGCAAAGAGAAGGAGGGAATTAAATGGGAGGTAGAGGAAGTCTAAGTTCAAGAAAACATACTATGTACGATAAGAAAAGTATTTATAGAGAAATGAAGAAACAGGGTGTAGAAGTTTATGGACTAAATCACGTAAGCAGAAAAGGGTTATCCATAGTAGTAGAAGCTTTAGAGACAGTTCAACAACTTCAGAATAAACATGGGAAAATGATAGATTCAGTAATCATAGGGGTTAAAAGAAACTCTGACTTTTCTTTCCGTTCTAGCATGGAATTAAATAGTAAAAATGGTAAAGTGCAATTAGGCAGAACTCTTGTAATTCCTAAGAAAACTGTAGATGGTGGTATAGCAGATATGCAAAGAAATATTAAACAAGCTAACGCCACAAGTTATAAATTAAATAGGGTTAACTTTGTAGTTGCTAAGAATGTAAAGCAAATGATATACCACGAATTTGGACACGCTATACATCATGCTTTAAAAGTGCAAGACCCCACTTCCTATGCAGAGTTGGAGAGAAGATTTGCAGTTTTAGTTAAACAACCAAAGGCTAGAGTTACACTATCTAAATATGCCAGTAGCAAAGCTTATAATGGTAAAATAGGCTCACATGAATATGTTGCTGAATCAGTAACTCATATACTAAGAAACTCTAAAACTAGAAAGGGTCAAGATATGGTAGACCTAGTGTGGGATTACATGAGTAGAGTACCTTCTGTAGATTTTAGTAGTTATGGAACTAGAAGGTCTCCTAAGACAACGCCAAGCAGACCGGGTAGACCTAGAAGACTAAAACCCACACGTAAGAGATAGGTGATTGTTTGCCTTAGTGGTATGTATATGTTATAATGTTAATACGTTGATTTTCAAGTGATAGGGGGATAATACTATGAAAATAAAAAGCATAATTGATACTAAATTAGAGGGGTACTTAAAGAGTGACATTAAGTTACTAGGACTTCCCACAGATTTCACATTAGACCTAAAGGGTTATAGTAAAAAGTACTACGGAAGATACTATATCCAAGAAAAACGCATAGTTGTTTTTATACAAGATAGGAATGGCAGTACATTACCCTATCACGAAATACTTGATACGGTACTACATGAAGCTATACACCATTACCAACACCACTATGAAAAAGGTTTTGTGAGATTAAGGGGAGTAATGCACAATTTAAATTTTAAAAAAATGTATGAAGAAAAAATGTCCAAGCTAAGAGAATGGGAGGTGATTCCTTGTGCATAGAAGACAAATGATGGAACAATCACTAGCAAAGAAATTATTAAATAAATTAGGGAAATTCTTATTACAATTAGCAGTAACATTAACTTTCATTGGTATAGTGCCAGTGATAATTTTATTATATATTTCAATTTATAAAGAAATGTATTTAGATACCATATTTTTATGTGGTACACTACTAACTTTAATAAAGGCAAATAAAATGATACAAGGATAGGTGAAATTATGAGCAAGAAAGCTAAAGAAACTCAATTAACTATGGATATGATTATGAAAATGTCGCCAGAGACATTTAGAGATATTATGAAGGCTCAATCATTAGGATTTAAACAAAGTCTTTTAAACTTATTGAAAGCAAATTACGAACAATGTAATTTACTAAAGGATAGTATACTTGTTATACTAGAAAAAGCGACCCTTTCAGAAGAGGAAAGAAAAGATAATGAAAAGGCTCTAAAAGACCTTTATTTATGCCTACAATTAATAGAAGATAGGCACACTATTTTAGATATATTAGTTAAGGAAACTTTAAATTAGTAAACCTTAAAAATCAATGTTTGACTTTAATTTACAGTATGCTATACTAATTATTGTCAGCACGATATGACAAAAATAAACAAAAAATAAACAAAATATTTGGAGGTATGAACAATGAGAAATCAAGAAATAGCAAAAGGATTAAGATTAATAGCAGAGGGGTTCACAACTTTAGCAGTTGCCTATGAAAATGCCCCAGTAGTTGTGGGAGTTGATATGGCTTCCGAAGAAGGTAAAACAGTAAAATCAACTATTAATACTACAACTAATGAAGTAGTTAAACAAGAGGTTGCAGAACCTGTTAAAGAAGCTGAAGAGGTTAAAGAAATTACACCTGTAGAAGTTAAGGAAGAAGCTGAAGTTACTACTAGTTTCCCAACTGAAGAGGAATTAAATGCTTTACCATACAATGACTTGAAAATTAAAGCAAAAGAGTTAGGGGTTAAAGCAGTAGGAAGCAAGAAAGTAATAATAGAAAATATTTTAGCTTTAAACAATTCAGAGGAAGTTAAAGAAGAAGCACCTACTGAAGTAGAAATGGATAAAGCTATTGAAGAAACTGAAGTACCTACTGAAGACAGAGGGGAAGAAATTGAAATAAATGAAGAACTGGAAGATGAAGACGGAGAAGCACTTCCAGAGGAAGAAGAAGAGACTACTTTATATGACCAAGTTGCTTTAGACTTAGAAGGGTATTCAGATGAAGAATTAGCTGATATACTTTCAGAGATTGGGGTATCACCAAAGGGAAGAAGACAGGCTTTATTAGCAAAGATAGTTCAAGCAATAGAAGATGGTAAGTTAGAATGGGAAGAAGATTCTGAAGAAAATACAGAGGACGCTCCACAAGAAGCTACAGAGCCTTCTAAGGACGTTCCACTACAAGACGACCAAGAAGTAGGCGAAGATGATTTCGTGGGTACAGAAGCCAGAAAACAAGCTTGTTATGAGGAATGTGATAAAATAGAAGAAGACATTGAAAAAGGTAATATATCAATGAAAGAAATTATCAAGTTCCTAAAAGAATACCACAATGGTAAGTATGTATCACAAGGGGAAGACGCAGATGTAGAAGAATACATGGCTATTCAATGTGACTTAATAGATGATGAAGGAGTTAAGCATGAGTTATCAGACCCTTACTATGTAGGTGATGATGTACTATGTTGTGGAAAGCATTTAAAACAACTAAATGATGATTTCTACTGTGAAATATGTGGAACTGAATACGAAGTTTAGTATATAATATACAGGTGAGCAACACAATGTTGCCACCTAATTTTTTAAATAAAGGAGATATACAAATGGCAAATAAAATGAAAGTAAGAATATCAAATTATTCTAATGCAGAACCCCCAGTATTAACTATATACAAAGCTTATAGACTTTGTTATTGCAAGGGTGAACAATCAGAAATAAAAATACCAGTTACTAAAGAAGGACACCTAGATTTTAACGCTATGAGAGATTTCATAGTAGATAAAATGAAAATGGGTCACACAACTCCTTTAGAGCATATAAGTTTTACTTTTGAAGTAAATGGGGTATCAAGAGCCTTAACACATCAACTAGTAAGACATAGAACAGGTAAATATAATCAACAGTCTCAAAGATATGTTAAATTTGGGCAGTTTGAATACATTATTCCTCCTAGCATAGCCGAAGACCCAGAATTAAAGGATAGATATATAGAAGAAATGGAAAGAGACCAAAAAGCTTATGACTTTTTTGTAGACAAGCTTATTACTAATCAAATAAAGAAGCAATATCCTTGGTTTGCTGAACCAACTAATCACTTACTATTCAAGGAGACAAATAAAAAAGCATATATTAAGTTTGAAAAGAAAGCTATAGAGGACGCTAGATATAAGTTCCCTAATGCCTGTACTTCAAATATTACTATGACATTTGATTTACACAACTTTAGGAAGTTCTATCAATTAAGAAAGTGTTCACACGCTCAATGGGAGATTAGAGATTTAGCTACATTATGTGGAAATCTAGTAAAAGATATAATTCCTTGGGCATTAGTATATAGTATGAATTGTGGAAAGACTTGTTTTGATTGTTCAAATAAAGATTTATTAAAAATGGAGGGGTAATTACCATGTATAGTAATTATAAACTAGAAAATAATCCAAGCTTCAAAATGACAAGGCACGATTTTAACGCTCTAGTAAATTCAATAACAGAAGAACCTACGGAAGATTCAAAACCAATTAAAGTAGGTCTTACAATACGAACTGCAACGAGCAATTTAGTTGCTAAACAAGAGGATAAAGTAGTATTTCCTATAGAATTACAACCAAATTTACATGAAGGATATTTTAATGTTTTAACCCATATTCAAAAAATGCTAGTAGATACCTTCGGTACTATTAATTTTAACCTAATTTCTAAGACCGTTTTAATGCCTGTAGGAGCGTTTGAAGACCAAGGGGAGATAATAATTTACTGTGTTTTAATACTACAAGATGAACATTTGGACCAATTCAGTACCAATGCTTCAATCAAATTTTTACCTATAGAAAAAAATTCCTTGAATAACCTAGATAACAAGTCTATAATGGTATTACCAACACTAACTATTGTTAGTAAATAATTATTATTCTTGGAGGTATAAGATGGTAAAGATACTTAAAAAAGATGGCGTTAGAGTTGAAGACTTTAACGCTGATAAAATTATAAGAGCAGTAAATATGGCTAGTGACAGAGCAGGAATTAGATTAGAGACTGAAGAGTTACGCTCAATAAGTGACAGGGTTTTAGATAGAATAAAGTCATATGCAGTAATTCCAGTACAGGATTTACACCCTATAGTTATAGAAGAAACTAAGGTATTTAGTGAAAAGATAGCACAATGCTATAAAGACTACAGAGGATATAAACAAAACTTTAATAAGACTTTTAGCAAAATAATTGACGCTACAAGAGACCTATTAAGTAATGGAGATAAAGAAAACGCTAATAAGAATAGTGAAATTATATCAACTAAAAAGGAGTTAACAAGTGGTATAGTATCTAAACATATTGCATTAGATTATGAATTACCAAAGGACGTAGCTAAGGCTCATAAAGAAGCTGATTTACATTCACATGATTTAACTGATGAAATATTTGGTAGTATAAACTGTTGTTTATTTGATATGGGTAAAGTACTTAAAAATGGGTACAGAATAAATGGAGTAGATAATACTCAACCTAACCATTTAGAAACTGCTTTAAGTACAATTAGTGATATTATATTATCAGCAAGTTCACAACAATTTGGGGGATTTACTGTACCAGAATTAGATACAACACTAGCACCCTATGTTGAATTAGGAGTAAATGAGTATTTAGAAGAATTTAAGCATATGGAATGTGCTTATGCGTCAAGAGAAGACTATGAAAAATGGGTAGAGGAATTTGTATATAAAAAATTCTTATTACACAGTTTTGAAAATATGTTTGACCATAGATTAAACACTATTAATAATTCTAATGGACAAACTTCATTTACTACAATTACTTTTGGACTAGACACATCTAAATATGGAAGACTAGTAAGCAAAGCCATTTTAGAAGCTAGAATGAAGGGTATAGGTAAAAATAAAATATCTGCCATATTCCCTAAATTAGTATTCTTACACAGAAATGAAATAAATGGTCTACCAACTAGTCCAAACTACGATATTAAAATGTTAGCAGTGGAATGTAGCATGAAGAGAATGTACCCAGACTGGTTATCTCTTGATGAAGGTTACTTAGGTGAAATGTATGATAAGTACCAAAGAGCAATAAGTCCAATGGGTTGTAGAGCGTTCCTTAGTCCTTGGTATGGTGAAGATGGTAAGCCTGTGTTCATAGGTAGAGCAAACTGTGGAGCAGTATCTTTAAACTTACCAAGATACGCACTAAAGAGTGATGGAGACATTAATAAGTTCATGGATATTATGAAAGAAAACTTTAGACTTGCTATAAAGAAACACGTTTATAAGTTCAACAAATTAAGAGGGGTAAAAGCTTCAAGTAATCCATTATTCTTCTGCGAAGGTGGTTGTCATATACAATTAAATCCTAATGATACTATAGAAGAAGCTATAAAGACTTTCACATGGTCTATTGGTTATATAGGATTAGACGAAGTAACAAGATACTTCTTAAATAAAGGTATACACGAAGAAAACAATTTAGCAATATTAATATTACAGGCATTACAAGAATGGATAGACGAAGCTAAAGAAGAAACTGGATTAATGTTAGCATTATATTCAACACCTTCTGAAAGTTTATGTTATAGATTCCTTTTAGCTGATAAAAAAGACTTTGGAGTAGTTAAAGGAGTTACTGACAAAGAATACTACACAAATTCCTATCATGTATGGGTTAAAGAGAGCGTTGGAGCATTAGATAAACAAGATATTGAGAAGCCTATGTTTGATATAGCTAAAGGTGGTAGAATAGTTTATAATGAGTTTCCTCATACACACAATAAGGAAGCAATACTACAATGTATAAACTATGCTATGTCACAAGGACTTTACTATGGAGTAAACTTACAACTAGACACTTGTTTAGACTGTGGTTCTCATGGAGAGTTTACAGGAGGTTTATGTAATAACTGTGGCAGTGACCACGTTCTTTCAATAAATAGAGTATGTGGGTATTTAGGATATTCAGTTGTAGATAAAGATACTAGATTTAATAAAGGAAAATTAGCTGAAAAGAACGATAGAGTTGACCATTTTGAATAAAAGGGGAAATATAATGAGATATGCAGATATAAAGAAGAATGACATTAACAATGGAGAGGGATTAGTAGTAAGTCTATGGGTTACTGGTTGTCCTATAAAGTGTCCAAATTGTCATAATGAAAGTATATGGGATAGAAATACTGGAAAAGAGTTTACTTCTGATACAATGCTTGATATAATAAAAGCACTAGAAGACCCAAGAGTAGATAAAGGGTTCTCTATTTTAGGGGGAGAGCCATTAGCTGATTGGAATTATGAAACTGTACTAGAAATAGTTAAATCTGTGAGAGGTTTATTCCCACATAAAAAGATATGGTTATGGACAGGATATAACTATGATAATATTAAGAACCTAGAAATATTTAAGTATTTAGATGTTGTAATAGACGGAATGTATATAGATTCTCTAAAAGACCCTAATACTTGGTGGAGAGGTTCATCAAATCAAAGGAAAATTTGCCTAAACGGATAAAAATCAATGTTTGACCTTCCTAAATAGATATTATATATTAAGAGTGTAGATAAAAACTTCTACACTCTTTTAAATTAAAATAAAATGGAGGAATTAAAAATGAAATTAAGAGGATTTGAAATTTGCAACAAGAGAAAGAATGAAGGAGTAGAGATTACTCTACCAATAAGAGGGACAAGTAAAGCTATGGCTTATGACTTCTTTAGTCCTAAAACAGTAGTAGTACAACCAGGGGAAATAGCTAAGATATGGACTGATGTTAAAGCTTATATGCAAGATACAGAATGTCTAATATTAAATGTTAGAAGTTCAATGGGTGGAAAGTTCATGTTAGCAAATACACAAGGTTGGATAGACGCTGACTACTATAATAACGAAAGTAATGAAGGTAACATAGGATTCTTCTTAAAGAATATTAGCAACGAGCCTTTAACAATAAATGAAGGTGATAGAATAGGACAAGGAGCGTTCTTTAGTTTCCTAGTATCAGATAATGGTAATCCAAAAGAAGACATAGTTAGAACAGGAGGGTTTGGTTCAAGTGGAAAATAATGTTGAACGTATTAAACGAAAACGTGACCTATTAAGACACAAAATAGAAATTAAGAAGCATAAAAATAAGAAGGTAAGACATTTTAAGGGTCAAGAATACTTAATAGTAGACTTTGCTAAACACACAGAAACAGGAGAAACTCTTGTTATATATAGAGCCTTATATGGTAACTGTAAACTGTATGCAAGACCTTTAAATATGTTTGCAAGTGAGGTGGATAAAGAAAAATATCCAGAAGTGTGCCAAAGATTTAGAATGGAATTAATTTAGTAAGAGGTGTAATTATGATACAGAAATTAAAACAGTTATTTAACGAAGCAATTAAACAAGAACATAAGGGTAGTTACTATACCCTTACTGAATGTCCAAAATGTAGGTGTGGGTTATTTCCAAGTGAAATAATGTGTCCAGACTGCCTATACCCAGTTATAGAGGTGAATAATGATGGGTGCTAAAGTATGTAGAAGATGGACACAAGAAGAGAGAGATTATGTAGAAGACAAGTGGGGAATAATATCTACCCATAAAATAGCCAAACACCTTAACAGGAGTTACAATGCAATTCAGAGATACGCTGAAAAGAACAAGCTAGGTGGAAGTTGCTTTAATGAGTTTTATTATACAACAGTACAAGTAGGGGAAATGTTAAACGTTGACCCTACCACCGTACACGATTGGATAAAAGCTAAGAAATTGAAAGCAATTTCACGCAAGATACAAGGAAGAAAGGTCTTTTTAGTTGAGCCAGAGGACTTTGAAGCCTTTAAAAAAACTTATAAACCTAGAAACTATTCTGTATGGACTATACTTCAAGAGAAACAACTAGTTGTGCTAGTTATGGAGGGAAGAACCAACAAAGAAATAGCTTTAATATTAAATAAAACTGAAAAAAGTGTTAGAAGTAAAAGAACACGTTTAATGCGAAAGGAACGAGAAAATAATGAAAGTAATATTAATATGTGGTAAAGCAAGAAGTGGAAAGAACCAACTAGCTGATTATTTAAAAGAAGCTTTAGATATAGACAAAAATGGAGCATACTTTAACAGAACACTTATAAGAGGTAATGCACAATCAGTAAAAGACCGAGCAGTAAATGACCATAACTGGAATGGTGAAAAAGACGCTAAAGGCAGACAACTTTTAATAGATATAACTAATGAAGGGTATGACAAAGACACATATTTTTGGGAGAAAGAGTTATTTACTGAAGCTATTATGTACAAGGAGTTTTCTAATAGAAACTGTGAATACTTAATAGTACCAGATTGGAGATACGCTCAAACACTTGGATATTTTAATACTGTAGCTGACAAGGTAATTACAGTAAAAGTAACAAGACCTAATAATGAGGTAGGAACTCACGACAACCATTCTTCAGAAAATGATTTTATGTTTTTTCCTATAGATGTGGAGGTAAATAACGATAAAGATTTAGATAATCTGAAAAAGGTGGCGAAGAGTATTGTTCAAAGATGTTGTAATTAGGGAAACACCTACAAGTAAGCCTAAAGTAATAGGTAGATTTGACGCTGATACCAATGTGTTTGAGACTGTAAGGGATTTTAAGAAGCACCTCCTGTTAAAGAAAAATGCTTGGGCAGTAGACTATAAATTATTGACGGAGTTACTTTTACCTAATAACTCCATGATTATTATACATGACACTAGGAGGTCAACCTTATACAAAACCAATGCTAAGACACTTTATGAAAAGGGTGAAGAAATAGACTACCTAAAACACAGAAAACAAATGTGTATGAATTTGGAGTTATTTGAGAAGGAGAGAATTTAATGTATAAAGTAGTAACAGAACAAAAAGGAAAGAAATCTATTATATTAGATATAGTTAATGAAGCCACAGGGGAGATATATGCACCTAAATTTTTAGATTATACGTGTCCAGAGGATTATATAAAAGATGATGTTATAGGAGTAGAACCTATGACTGCTAAAGAACCCCTTAATGATGAAGAATTGGAAAAGATGTTAACCTCTTCTGATTATATAGCTGAAGAGAAGTTAGACGGTACTAGATGTACCATGCACCTACTAGAAGGAGCAAATAGATTATTTAGTAGAAGAATATCTAAGAAGACAGACTGGTATGCTGAAAATACTGATAGCGTACCTCATTTAAGAGATTTTGAAGTTCCCGAAGATTTTTATGGTACTATACTTGATGGGGAAATGCGAATAGATGACCGAGATTTTAAAGATGTATCAAGTACTTTAAATTGTAAATATGATGAAGCTATTTTAAGACAAACTGAACTAGGATATATAACATTCCATGCTTTTGATATTATATACTTTAAGGGAGTATATGTAGCAAAACTACCTCTGATAAAAAGAAAGGCACTATTAAAACAAGTAATTCAAGCATTAGACTTCCAATATGTAAAGGAGGAAGAGTATACTGATGACCTAATGTGGAAAAGAGTAACCCCTAAAATAAAAGAGTACTTAAAGACAAATGCACAGGAATTTGAAAATAAATACCCAGAACTTTATGGTTGTTTATGCTTCGCATTTACACCCGAAGATATACTGAAAGGTGTTAAACAAATGATTGCACTACCTAAGAAAGCGTGGTATGAGTATATTCTGTTACATGATGGGGAAGGACTTATGTTAAAAGATAAGCAAGGAACTTATAAACATACCAGAGGTAGAGAATACACTAAAATGAAAAAGTTTGATACATGGGACGTAGTAATTTTAGATTTCCTACAACCTACTAGAGACTACACTGGTAAGGAATTAAATAACCCAGAAGCTACATGGGATTATTGGTATGACGCTGAAGATGATTCAAGAATAGTTGAAGGAACTATGACCATGAGTGAAGCTGACGCACAGGGGTTATTACCTTGCACTAAACATTATGCTATGGACTGGATTGGTACAGTTAAGTTTGGAGTAGAAATAACTTCTGATGAATTAACTAAATGGCAAAAGACCAATAAAGATAAAAAGCCAGAACTAATAGGAAGACATTTAGTAGTAGGGGAATGTAGTGGAATGAATGAAGAAACTAGGGAGTACATGACTAATCACCAAGATGAACTTATCAATACTGTTATTGAAGTAGGGGCAAATGAAATATTAAAGACAGGGAAGTTAAGACACCCTAGATTTATAAAATTTAGAAATGACAAAGAAGCAGAAAGATGTACATGGAAAGACCATTTAAGATAGGAGAATTACTTATGTTAGCTTTTATAAAAGGGTATTTATTATTAGGATTAATATGCACTGTAATATTTGTATTAATTATTAAATATGATAGTGAAGAATACAATAGTGACGATACTAGAGATTGGGATTAAATTTGCTGATGGGTGGAACAAAGCTAGAGGGTGTTTAATAGAACATCAATGTGCCATAGCATATGACGTAAAATGTATATATTCAAATTAACTAATAGTGGAATAAATTAGAATATTGATTTATAATAAGGTGTAGATGATAAATGTCTACACCTTTTTTATTTGTCTGAAAGGAGGAAACTATGAAGAGACTAAGGCTTAAACCCCTATTTATAAAAGCACACGTACAAAAATTTAAGGAGAGAATAGAAAACTTAGCACTAAAGAAAGTAAAAGCTGAAGGTATTCCAACCTCTGAACTAGTAAATATAATCTTTAGTTTTTGTGAAATGTATTGTGGAGTTAAATACTACCCTTACCAAGAACAATTCGGTAAGAGAATTATAAGAAGTATACTAGACAATGATGGATTAGAATTAACTGCCCTGTTTGCACGTCAGATGGGTAAATCTGAAACAGTTGCTAATACCATTGGAGGACTTATGATTATACTTCCCGAAATGGCTAAAATGCCTATGTTTGTTACAGATAAGAGATTACAAATGTTTAAAAACGGATTATGGGTCGGTGTGTTCGCCCCAAGTTTAAGACAAGCACAAACAACTTATAGTAGATTAAAGGCTAGAATACAATGTGAAAGTGCTATACAAGTATTACAAGAATTTGGACTAGAATTTAGTACTTCCAATGGACAGACAGTAGGACTTACTAATGGTTCATTCTGTAACGCAGTTTCGGCTTCTGATGGGTCTAACATAGAAGGGGATTCATATAAACTTATCTTATGTGAAGAATGTCAAGATATAAGTAACTTTAAGATAAGAAAATCTATTCACCCTATGGGAGCGTCATATAATGCCACTATAGTTAAGATAGGTACTGCAACAACATTTAAAGGAGACTTCTATGAAGCTATTCAAAGAAATAAGAGAGATTATGCTGATGGAAAATTAAAAATAAGAAGCCACTTTGAATATGATTATAAGATAGGTGCTAAATACAATCCTAAATATGAAAAGTACGTACAAAAAGAAATGTACAGACTTGGAGAAACATCTGATGAATTTAGAATGTCATATGGTCTTGAATGGATTCTTGAGAGAGGTATGTTTGTTGACGCAGATATTTTAGAAAAAACTTGTGGTAAAACAAACATGAATAGAGTGTTCTTTGATAGGACTAGACCTCATGTTATAGGTATAGACTTAGCGAAGAGGGGAGATAGTACTGTTGTTACAGTAGTAGAACCCGACTGGGATAATCCAGTTATAAGAGAGAGTAATAAGAACTCTACTGATAATATAGAGGACGAATATACTGCATATAGAACGCATATAAAAGACTGGAAACAGTTAGATGGGGATAATTACGATAAACAATACTATGATATACTTGATTACTTACGTAATTGGAACGTAGCAAGAATTATGATAGACGCTACCAGAGAGGAAAGTATGTCTGATAGATTAAGAGCGAATTTAGATTGTGAAGTAATAGGGTGTAATTTTACAAGTATGAAATCACCTATGTACAAACATTTAGACACTGAAATAAAATCTGGTAGAGCCACTTTCCCTTTATCTGATGAAGTTAAAAAATCCAGAGAGTATATGGAGTTTATTAAACAAATGGGTATGCTACAAAAAGACTATAGAGGTCAGAACATGGTAGTATCTCACCCACCAGAAAGAGGGGCACATGACGACTACCCAGATAGTTGGGCGTTAGCAGTATATGGGTGTAGAGATAATGTAGACAACTATAAGATACAACAGGAAAATAAAAACCCATTTTTAGTGAAACAACACAATAGTTACTATACAAGTATAAATAATAGAACTGCAAGGAGACGATAGTATGTATGATTTTAAAAATAGGGCAACCCTAAATCAACTAAACACTTTATCATTATTAGGATTAGATAGTCATTTAACAAGTGATGAAAGAAATAGACTACAAAAGACTTCTGAATTTTGGAACTTCTATGAAGGGTATCATTGGGAGGATATACAAGACTTAGGCGATAGACCTCAAATAACAGAGAACTATTGTAGAGCATTTGTAGACAAATTTGTAGCTTTTGAATTTGGAACTGGTTTTAGAGTTAAATCACCTTTTGAGGATAACGACCCAGAAACACCAATAACAGACTTTTTAACTGAAGTATGGAAAGATAATAAGAAGAACAACTTATGTACTGAATTAGGGCAAAGTAAATCTGTGTCTGGATTTGGTTGTATACAAGTTAAATTTGAAAGTGTAGGTACTTTTGACGACCCATTTGGGGAATATGAAAAGGGAAGAATAAGAATTGTTAATGTGCCAAGTCATATTGTATTCCCTAGATTTGACCCCCACGATAAGGACAAAATTAACGAGTTAATGATTGCTTACCCTATAGAAGTAGAGGATAAATCACCAGTATTAAGAACTGCGATTAAGAAACAAGTACTTTATAAGCAGATATGGACTAAGAACTCTATTACTATAGAAGATGGAATGAACAAACCTATAACTATTCCTAATAAATACGGAATAATACCTTTTGTTTTAGTACCTAACTTCCCTATGTCTGGTAAACCTACCACTGAAGCACAATCTGATTTAGAGGACTTAATTCCACTAAATATAGAATTAAATGCTAAAACTTCTGACGTATCAGAAATAATAGATTACTATTCAGCACCTATAACTATATTATATGGAGCAAAAGTTTCTTCTCTTGAAAAGGGAGCAAATAAGTTATGGGGAGGACTACCTAAAGACGCTAGAGTGCAAAACTTAGAGTTACAAGGTGATTTAGGGGCAAGTAACAATTATAGAGCCGACCTTAAATCAGCTATGCACGAAATAGGTGGAGTACCAGAAGGTGCATTAGGAGGTAAACAAGCTATAAGTAATACTTCTTCTGTAGCTTTACACATAGCAAACTCCCCTATAATTGAAAGGGTCAGAGTAAAGAGAGGATATACTGCTTCTGCTTTAGAAGATGTTAACAAAATAATACTTTTCATAGCACAGAAAGAGGAACTTATAACTAAACCAGAAAAAGCTTCTAATAAGGAGTTCTATAGTACAGAAATACTATTCCCAGATGTACTACCAAAGGACAGACTTTTAGAATTACAACAAATACAAATTGAAATGAACAATGGATTAGAATATAGAAAGAAAGCTATGGAGCGTCTTGGTAAAGAAGATATAAATGATTATATACAAAAAATAGACGAAGACGTTACAAATAATCCAGAGTTCTATGGGCAACAACGTAAAGAGCCAGAATTAAATAGTGGTTTTGCTAATAGTCAAACTCCTGTAGAACAAGTAAGACAAGAAATAACTGGTCAAAATGGTGCAAACCCACAAAATTTTTAAAATAGGGGTTACACAATTAAAAAAATATGGTAATATTACTATTGAGGGATTTAATTCCCTCGAATTTACATTTTTAGGAGGTAGAATAAAATGAGAATCAAAAAAGGATTTATTACAGAAAAAACTAATTTATTGAAAAAGGTAATGTTTATATCTGTATTTGCTGAAGAACCACAAGGTACAGAACCAACAAACCCACAAGGCACAGAGCCTACTGAACCTACACAGGCAAACACAGTAAATTTTGAAGATTTAATTGCTAAGGCAAGACAACAAGAAAAGGCTAAATTATATCCTCAAATACAAAAATTACAGGAGCAAAACAATGCTTTAACTGAAAAGAACAACGCTCACTTATTAACTATTGGAGAAAAAGACGCTAGAATTTCTGAATTAGAAAAACAATTAGCAGAATCAAACAATGCAAATAAGAAGGGTGCTAGTGACAAAGAGACTTCTCTACTTTCTAAAATTGCTGAATTAGAGAAAGAATTAACGGATATTAAGGCTAATACAGTTTCAAGAGAAGAAATAGAAGCTGAAATTAAGGCTGAATATGAGGTTAAATTATATAGAGAACAAAAATTAAGAGAAGTGGGAGATACAGTTATACCAGAATTAATAACTGGAACAACTATTCAAGAGATAGACGCTTCAATTAAGGTATCACAAGACAGATACAACCAAATCACTAGTAAAGTTTTAGGTGGAGTACAAGTACCAGTAGCAAATGTTAGTACTTCTTCATTCCAATCAAAGGATTTAAAGATAGAGGATATTGCTAACTTAGACCCACGTAGTCCAGAGTATGCTCAACTAAGAGCAAGACTTGGGTTAAGATAATATATTAATTTTAATTTTTAGGAGGAATAACCATGTTAAAAAATAAGAAAACATTCTTAAATTCAATTTTTATGAACGTTATGGCTGAAAGCAAAATGTCAACTGCTACAGTAAATAATGGTTCAAACTTAGTTAAGTTAGATAATTTAACAAGAGTAGTATATTCAAGAGAAATAGAGTTCAAGGCTTTACCAGTAATGAGATTTTTCCAATTCGCTACTGTTAAAACTGAATTAGGAACAACACCAGGATTAACTATCCAAATGTTAACTTACGATAACCTAAAACTAGGTGGTAAATTAACAGAAGGTACTAGAATGACTACACAAGCTTTAAGTTCAAGCATGAAGTCAATCACAGTAGAAGAAAAAGGTAACGCAGTTGCAGTATCAGAATTATTATTACAATCTTCATTTGATGATGTAATGGCAAGTGCAACAGCTTTATTAGGAAGAGACTACGCTTTAGTTTTAGACTGTGAATTAAGAGACACTGCTTTATCTGGAACAAATGTAGTTTACGCTGACAAGAAAGATGGAAGCAAAGTATCTAACAGAGAAGGAATCACTGCTGACTGTACTTTAAAAGTATCAACTATTAAGGACGCTATTGAAGTTTTAGCTACAAACAATGCTCCTAAATATCAAGGTGCTTCATGGATTTGCTTCGTTCACCCTCACCAATCAAGAAGTTTAAGAGACGATAACGCTTGGATAAATGCTTCTAACTACGGTGCTCCAGAACAATTATTCACAGGAGAAATCGGAAGAATTGACGATACAAGATTTATCGAAACTACTTTAATGTGTAACGGTGCTTCTGCTAAAGACGACCCATCATACAAAGAAGCTTTAAAATCTTCTGATGAAACTAAAGTATACCAAGCAGTTATCTTTGGTGATAACTACTATGCAGTAGCATTTGGTTTACCAGTTGAATTAAGAGATAATGGAGTTATTGACTTCGGAAGAGAACATGGATTAGCTTGGTACTCAATTTGGGGAACAGGATTATTACATGATGAATACGGAGTAGTTATAGAAACTGCTTAATCCCAAAACAGGGGAGGGGAAATCCCTCCCTTATTTTATTATATGGAGGTATGTAATATGGCAACAAAAAAGAAAATAGAAGCAACACCAGAAGTACAAATAATATCTGGTGAATTAGAGACTAAATTAAAAAGCAACTTAAAGAAGAAAGTTGTTGAAGAACAAACAGAAAATTTAGGTGGAGTACAAGTAGTTATAGAACAACCTAAAGAAGTTCCAGTTAAAATGGTTAGAATACTAATGGCTTGTGACCATAAGTGTTTTGTAGGTGGAGAATGGTACTACTTACTAAAAGATAAACACTATAATGTTCCAGAAAACGTAAAGGCAGTTTTAATGAAAGCTAACAAATTAAAACCACTATAGGAGGTGTTTTAATTGCCTATTCAAGATATTATTAAATTCCTAAGACAAAGTATCATGGTTCAAGACCCAGAGGTTGTTGTAGTAGATGAAGACTTCTTATCTATGGTTGATGAAGATTTCATTCCTTTACTACAAATAGCTTTATCAAAGATAGACCCTTCGGACGACTTATTTAGTTTATCTAATGAGAACCTTTATGGTCTAATCTTAATGAGTAAGAAAGAGTTATATCATAGACTGGCTAACAAAACTGCCACTAAATACTCTCTTACTTCAGCCACAGGAGTACAATTAAAAAGAGCAGAAATATTCGACCACTACTATAAATTAATTGAAGAGGTAGAACAAGAGTATAAAACTTATGTATCTACTGGTGGTGGAGCAGTAATAAAGACAGGAGAGATATTACTTAGTTCAAGATACTTCTCTCAAAGGAATTACAATTTAGCTTCTGCTCCTAAAATATCTATGTCTTTAGACAATATTTATGAGGACAAATTAGAATTAAGTTGGAAGCTAAACAAAATAAATAAGTTTGCTAAATATGAATTGTACATAGGGAAGAATCCTATACTTGATAAGTACAATAACAATACTATTAGCAAAGAAGCAAGAAAGGTTGAATTAATAAAAGATATTCACAGAACTTGCTATAGAATAGAAGGACTTAAAGCTGATACTGAATACTATGTTTTAATCTTAGTAGAAGAGAGAAATGGACTTAAAGGATTTGCAGAGTTAAAATTCACAACTTTAGCAAAGGAGGAAGAAGTATAATATGTTATCAGAGAAAGACCGTAGAGAGTACAAACAAGGTATTTATGACTTATATTCTGAAGTAGGTACAACCTTAATAAAATACTACCCAAACTACCCAAATAATTCAGATGATGATTTATATGGGGAGAAAGAGGATATTTATATCGAACCTATATTTTTAGTAGGGGTTATAGAACCCCATGACCCTACAAATAATACACTAGACCCTATGGCTACAATGGGCATTAATCTATTTGATTTTGACATTCCTATTCTTTCCCTTGAAAAAGCAAACTTGGACGCTTACACTATGTTAAAAGGACAGTTTGAATTTGATAATAAGAGATATAATATTTTAGATGTAACACCAGATGGTATGTTCACTGATTTTTATACTACTTTCAAGTTCAAAGCTAAAATGATATAATGGGTTGCACCATGTATGGGGATTGGTCAAGGGCGGGTGTAGTACTAAAACGCCTAGCCATAAACCTTAACCCCTTTGCAAAGGGAATATTATATGAAAATGGTCAATTAGTATTAGAAACAATACAGGGACATATAGATAATCAAGACTTAAACTGGACACCTTTAGCTAATTCTACTAAAAGAGCCAAAGGAAGTGACGACATTTATGTAGAGACTGGCTCACTACGTAATGGACTTACTGTAAGAAAGATAAAGTCTTCTAAAGATAACCTAGTATTATTTGTAGGTGCTTCTCCTTGGAAGAGACACGCCCCAAGTGGTAAGAAAATGAGTGAGATATTAATATTCTTAGAATATGGTACACCTCGAATACCACCGAGACCTTTAGTTGAACCTTCATTTGAAGAAGTTAAGGGTAAAATTCAAAACGAGTGGAAAGGTGTAATATCTGATTTTATAGGAGGTTAGTAAGATGTTAAAAAGTGAAAGTGTTTGGTATGAAGAAGTTGACAGAGGACTAAAACAATTAGTTAAGAATGTTTTAGGGGATATTCCTGTTATCTTCTCACCAAGTAGAAAGGATAGTGTAGATAACATAGGTAATCCTTATAAAAGACCTTCTTATCCTTATGTTAGAATACTACACGTAGGAGAGACATTCGACCCTATCCGTTACAATAGACAAGACGAGGTAGTGTCTACAAACTCTTCTACTCGGGAAGCTACACTAAGTAAATCAGCTAAACCCTACAATTTAAGTTACCAACTAGAGATAATATCAAATAAGCAAGGGGAGTGTAATGACTTAACTCGCTTATGGAACTTTGAAGTTATAGATAAGTACAATTTAGATGTTTTAGACAAGAGTGGTAATCCTAGAAACTGTTTTATGACCAGAACAGTTGCTACTACCATTACAGAGGGAGACCAGTATGATGATAAAATATTTAGAAATATCTATAAATACAAGATTAGGGTAGAATTAGATGAACAAATTACTTACAAAGTACCTATGGTTACTAATGTAAATTTACAATTTGATAAGTAACTAGGTATATTTTTCTAGCAAATTATGTTATATTGTATATGTATATATTTGCTTTTTATGTAAATTTAAAAAAATAAGGAGGACGAATAAATGGCTAATTATTTAAGACCAGATGTATTTGTAGAAGAAGTTAACACAGGCGAGAAGCCTATAACTAGTACTGCAACTTCTATTGGTGCTTTTGTAGGTGTTACTGCAAGAGGTCCAGTAGGAAAAGCAATACAAGTTACAAGTTGGACTGACTTCGTTAATAAGTTTGCTAAAGGTATGGCTACTCCATTTTTAAGAAGTAGTGATTTAGCACACGCAGTATATGGGTTCTTCCAAAATGGAGGTTCTGTATGCTACGTAACAAGAGTTGCTATAGATTCTATGGCAAAGGCACAAATAGTTGATGATGGATTAACTATTACTGCTAAAGATGAAGGGGCATGGGCGAATGATGTTTTAGAAGTAGAAATCAAAGCTAATGCAAGTGCTTTTGATGTGATTGTTACTTTAAATTCAACAGTGGTTGAAGTTTTTGAAGCATTGTCAAATGACATTGAAAGTCCTAACTTCTTTGGGGAAATAGTAAACTCTAAGAGTGACTATATCCAAATAGGTGCAGACCAAACATTAAAAGTTGTATCTAAAACTGCTATGACTGAAGGTGCATACGCTTATAACACAGTTAAAGATAAAGACTTCATTGAAGGACTGAAATCTTTAGATGTTATATACAATGTTAACTTAATAGCGATTCCTGGTATAACTACTGACGCAGTAGTAAAAGGCTTAGTTGATTATGCTACAGAAAAGAAGGCTTTCGCAATAGTGGACGCTCCTTTAAATACTGAAGCAGACACAGAAGCTTTATTAACTTTCAGAGAAAAGTTACAAGGAAATGGTGCTATTTACTTCCCTTGGGGTAAAATAGTAGACCCACTATCAAGCAATGGAGCATTGAGAAATTGCCCTCCATGTGGTCACATAATGGGTATATATGCTAGAACTGACGCTAACAGAGGTGTTTACAAAGACCCAGCGGGTGAAGAAGCAGTAGTAAAAGGATTTGTAGATTTAACTGCAAAGGTAACTAATACTCAATTAGATACATTAAATCCTAAAGGAATTAACTGTATCTTAGCTAGACCTTATAGTGGAATAGTTGTGTGGGGAGCAAGAAATATAGGTACTGATTCTGCTAAACCTTATGTATCAGATATAAGATACGACCTAATGGTTAAACAATCTTTATATGATGGTACACAATGGGCAGTATTTGAGCCTAATGATGATAACCTATTAGAGAGACTATCAACTTCTTTAACTTCTTACTTAGACCTACAATGGAGAAATGGAGCATTATTAGGGTCTACTTCAGAAGAAGCTTATTATGTTAAGTGTGACGCTGAACTTAATGATGAAACTTCAAGAAACAATGGTCTTTTAGTATCTGAAATAGGTTACGCTAAGAAGAAACCGGCAGAGTTTGTAGTTATTAGAATAGTACAAAAATCTAACTAGTATAATAGGAGGTATTAATTATGGCAAGAAGTGTTGTTAATGACCCATTACAAAAGTTTAAATATGTAGTTTCAATTCCGGGACTACCAAATGGAATGGGATTCAATAAAGTATCTGCTTTAAAGAGAGAGTTAGGTACTGTTGAATATACTGAAGGTGGATATTCACACACTCATAAGTTAGTGGGTAGAGAAACTGTAGAAGCAGTTACACTTGAAAGAGGTATGTTTGCTTCTAAAGACTTAGAAAATCTTTACTTAAAGTCATTAAAAGACCCTAACTTTAGAACAACTGTTACTATCACATTACAAGATAGATTCGGAAAACCTCAAAGAACTTGGAAACTTGCTGAAGCATGGGTTAAGTCTTGGGAAGGTTCTGACTTTGATTCTTCATCTGAAGATGTAGCAATAGAAAAAGTTGTTATGGAGTTTGAATACTATCTATAAAATTTAGAGTAGAGGATATTTACCTCTACTCTTATTTTGTATATAATATAAATATACCAATATTATGTTATTTTAGGAGGAATTTAAAATGGCTATAAAAAAGAAAGTAAACAATGAACAATTAGGAGAAACATTTGATTTTGTAAGAGGATATACAGATAAATCTGGAACTACTCACACAGACTTTGAATTAAGAGAAATGAATGGGAGTGATGAAGAAGCTATTTCTAAACCAGAAATTAAATCTAATGGTGCTAAAATAGGTAGAACACTATTAGAAAGATGTTGTTTAAGAATAGGTACTATATACAAGAGTGAAGTTAAATCACAAGAATGGAGAGAAATAATTCAATCTCTTACTGTAGGAGACCAAGATATAATGTTATTAAAGCTTAGAACAATATCTTTAGGTGATGAAATAGAGACAAAATACGAATGTCCAGATAGGTCTTGTAAAACGTCAATTACTACTATCATTAGTGTTGATGAACTAGAAATAATTCCTTGCAATGGTCAAGATTTAATAGAATTTGAATTACCAAAAGGACTAAAAGATAAAGACGGTAACTTAATAAGTAAAGGTAAATTAAGATTACCTAATGGATTAGATAGAGAAGTTTTAGATGGAGTTATCAGAAAGAACCAAGGACTTGCTAATACTATGATGTTAACTAGATGTATTGTAGAGTTAGAAGGTGCTAAAGTGCATGACGACTTTGTAAGAAACTTATCTATAAAGGATAGAAATTATCTATCTGACTTAATAAAAGAAAATAGCTTTGGGGTAAGCACTACAGTTGACGTAGATTGCCCTAACTGTGGCGAATCTTTTAAAGCGTCTTTAAATGCAGTAAATTTTATATAAACACCTACTTTCAAGAAGAGTTCCTAGCCTATTGTGATATAGATAGGGCGTATGAAGAAATGCACATACTAGCCTATCTGTACCATTGGGATAGGAACTCTCTTTGGGATATACCAATAAAAGAAAGAAGAAAGTGGGTGTCCATACTTATTGAACAACGCCAAAAAGAACAAGACGCTTTAGAAAGAAATTAATCTAAAGTGAGGTGTAAATATGAATGAATGGTTTGGATTGGGTATAGCCTTAGAACTACGAGATAGAATGAGCCAAGGGTTAGAAACTGCTCGAAACTCATTTGAAAGGTTTAGAAATACTACTCAACAGAGTGTACAAGAGGTAGAAAGACAAATAGACCAATTAAATAATCTACAAATTACAGGAGCAATGCTAAGTGGTACAGGAAGTATGCTTACTGGAATGGGAACTAGCTTACTAAGTCCGATTATAAATTTAGGAAAAGAAGTTGTAAATACTAGTTCCCAATTTGAACAATGGAGAATGACCTTAAAAGCTTTATACAAAGACGCAGATGTGGCAACTGAAAAACTAAATTGGGGTATGAAATTAGCGTCAACTACTCCATTTGAAATGACAGATGTAACACAAGCCTTAATTGGGTTTAAAGCCGTAGGGGCAGAAGCAGACGCTATGTTTACTAACGCCAATGGTCAAGCAAGAAGTTTCCTAGAATACATGGGAGATTTAGCGGCGTTAAGACCAGATGTAGGGTTACAGGGTGTTATGCTTGGGGTAAGAAACCTACTAGGTGGTGATGGTGGTAAATCACTAAAAATGAGAATGGATATAGACTTTGAAAATATACTTGGAAGAGACTTTGGTAATAGCACTACAGAAATAATGCAAGACTTAGTTACTATATCTGATAAATTAGCGGGTGGCTTAATGACAGAGTTAGAAGGTACATGGTCACAATTAATCTCTAACTTAAAAGACCAAGCAACAAGATTGTATTTAGCTATAGGAGATAGTGGAGCATTTGATATGTTCAAAAACTCATTAAAGGGCATTTCAGATATTATAAATAGTATTGATGATGAAAGAATGGCTAAGATAGGTAGCAACATAGCAGACGCATTTAAGATGGTATGGACACCTGTACAGTGGGTTATAAATGGATTCCAAAAAGTATTCAAATGTATTATAAAACTTGCTGAATCGGACAGTGTATTCTCTAAATTAGTTCTAGGGGTTACTGCATTTGTAGGAAGTCTACTAGCCTTAACTGGTGTAATGCTTACACTAGGAGGTGGAGTTATTCAAACCATTTCATCATTAGGAGTATTCCTTTTAATGTTACAAACTTCCCCTTTAAAGTTTACTGGTATACTAAATTCCCTTAAACTACTTGCAGTCAAAATATTACCTTTAGTAGCAATGTTAGGAGCATTAGCATTAGCTTGGAAGACAGACTTCTTAGGTATTAAGACAACACTAACTAACTTTACCAACACTATAAAAAATTCATGGAGAGAAGCCAATAGAATATCTAGTTTAGGTGTTACTGATATGTTAGCTGAATTAGATAAGCTAGACAAAACTACATTCGGGGGTTGGTTAACATACAGATTAGTGCAATTAATGGTACTATGGGAAGCAGTATGTGACGCATGGAATGATAATACTTTATCTGATGAAACCTTCCACAAAGTAAAAGAATTAGGACTACTACCTTTATTAAGTGCCATTTTAGATATGAAGCAAAGAGTAACTTCATTCTTTGATGGGTTCAAAGAAGGGTGGAACAATGTATCTAAAGTAGTTTCAACAGTAGTAGGCTTCATAGGTAAGTGGTTAGGTAAGCTAGTAGCTTGGTTATTCCCTGTTAAAGACGCAGTAGGTGAAGTATCTGAAAAAGTAGGTGGAATAAACATTAAAGCTTGGGAGAAGTTTGGTGAAGTAACTGCTTATATAGTATCCCTTTTAGGAGGTCTATGGGGAATAACTAAGATAATAGCAGTAGTTCAAACTGTAGTAGGTTGGATAGGACAACTAGGTTCACTAATAGGAAGTGTAATAACTGGTATAGGCACATTTGTTGGTTGGATTGGTACTGCATTAGGTTGGATAGGTGCTTTAGTAACTTCTATACTTGGATTCTTTGGAGTTGTTGTTACTTTCCCTGCTTGGGTTGTAGGATTAATAACAGTAGCAATCGGGGCAATTATTGGGCTAGTTGTAGCTTTCTGGGACGAAATAGTTGCGGGATTTGTATGGTTAAAAGATGAAATAGTTAGACTGTGGGGAGAGTTCTGCAACTTTATTAGTGAAAAGGTTACTCAATTATCTCAATGGTGGAATGACTTATGTAGTTCTTTCAGTACATGGTGGAGTGATTTATGTAATAGTATAAGTACTAAATGGGGCGAAATATGTAACTCTGTAACTACTTGGTGGAGTAACTTGTGTAACTCTGTAAGTACTAAATGGTCAGAAACAGTTACTAGCGTAAAGAACTTCTTTAACAATATAGGTGAGAAAGCTTCTGAAATATTTAGTAGTGTAGTAGATAAGTGGAATCAAGTAACAGGCATATTTAGTAATGTCTTTAGTGGTATTAGAGAATCAGCTAGAGCCATGTTTGACTGGTTAGGTGAGAAATTTGGTTGGGTTGCAAATATAATTTCTAACATCACAGGTGCCATCAAAAACATTGGTAGTGGTATATCTAACATTGGTGGTAACATTATTGGTGGTGTTAAGAAAATGGTTGGATTAAATACTGGTGGTTACGTAAAAACTGAAGGGGTAGCTATGCTTCACCCTAACGAAGTAGTTGTTAATGATGAATTAACTCAAAAACTAAGAACATTCTTAGATGAAGGTCATTCAGCACCTACTATGTCTAGCAATAATAGTAAGGCTAGAGGTGTTAGCACTACAAATAATGACAATAGTGTTACATTTAATGAAGGTGCTATCCAAATCAACCTACAACAAGGAACTGAAGCTGACGCTACTAAACTTGCTAAGATGATTATGGAGAAGATAAAGAGAGAAACGCAGTTAAGAAGCACACTTAACTATAATGCAATTTAGGAGGTAAATTTATGGGAGTAGGAGCAAAGACAAAAGGATATATAAAAGTAGTTGAGACTGGCGAAGTAAAGAAGTTTCAATACAATCCTTCTGATTTTACAGATGGACAGATATTTAACTATAATATTCTAAGTAGTCCTTGTAGCAACTACCCTAAGTTTCACTATGTAGGAACAGGGGAGAGGTCAGTAAGTGTCTCCCTGTTCATACGTGGAACTAAAGGAGAGCCACAGAATTATTTAGATTTCTTTGAAAGTTTAAAAGCAAAGGGCAGATTTGATATGCCCAAAATAGTTATATTTGCATTTGGTAACTATGTTAAAAGATGTATTATAACAGGAATAGATAGACAATTTATTGACTTTAACGAAGACCTTTCCCCTAGAGAAGTTACTATTAGTCTATCATTAACGGAGGTGTAATATGATATATAAAGGTTCTAGATACACAAAAACTTCTCTCTATGATAGAAGAGGGACTTTATTATTTAACCAAAGAAACAGACTATCTTTTGGTAAGAAAAATTGTGTTATCCACACGTATAGTGAAGCAGACAGGCTAGACAATTTATCAGTAAGATACTATGGTAATCCTCAATTATATTGGGTTATTTTAGACGCTAATCCTAAGTATAGATGTGAATTTGATATAAATAAGGGTGATAGGCTTATCATACCTAGTTATGAAGAGGTGAGAGAATGTCTGAATCTGTAAGAGTGCCTTATTACGCTATACACATAAATGGCGTAGAATTAGACGAATATAGAATGAATATGTTGGAAAGTATAGTGTACGAAGATAATTCCACAGGGTCAGATTTACTTACACTAAATTTTTATGACCCCGATTTAGTACTACTATCCGATAATATATTTATAGAGAACTGTAATGTTTCCTTTATAGGAGGTTGGTTGAAGGGTGATGTAGTGAAGTTTGAAGGGTTTATAAGTGTTATTGATATAGACTTCCCAGAGAACGGAACACCTTCTATAACAATTAACTGTATGGATAATACTCACATAATGAATGTAGAGAAAAAGAAAAGAACTTGGGAAAATACTAAAGTAAGTACTGTAGTAAGCCAAATATTTAGAGAATATGGTTTTAAAGCAGTTGTAGATGATACTGGGGATATAGAAGAGACTATATCCCAAAGTCAAACAGATATAAAATTCTTAATAGAACTGGCTAATGACCAATACGAAAACTTTATAGTATACGTTGAAGGTACTACAGGGTACTTTATAAAGAAACCAAACTTAGAAACTCCACAAGCAACACTCCAATATAGAGAAGGTAATGGAGACCTAATAAGTTTTAGTCCTAGAATTAATAAACAAGTGAAGCAATTAAAAGTTGATTGTGCCGAAGTTAATACTAAGGACAATGCAGTTGATAAGTCAACTACAAATAACACAGTATCGAGACCTACTTCTGGTGAAACTATCAAACCTACTAACACTACTAGTGGGGAGTGGGTATACCAAAATGGTACTTGGGTTAAAAAGTAAGGAGGAATAAATATGCCATATAAATATGAAAATGGTAAGTGGACGTATGTAGCAGAAAATCCCTCTAGTACTAGTGATTCTCGCCCTTCTAGTACAGGGAATAGTAATACTAGTACCCAGACTAAACCTAGCGACAACGACAATAGGGAAACCACAGAAACCAAAACTAAATCAGATAAAGAATTTATTGAAGTAGAAGAGAATATTTTAGAAGGTAGTTGTAAAATTAACCCTAACCCTAAAATACACGCAAAAGGTACAGTTAAGTTAACTGGTGTGGGAAAACAATTAACTGGACTATATTATGTAGAAAAATCAACTCACTCTTTTAGTTCAACTGGGTATGAACAAGAACTTACTGTTACAAGAGAAGGGTTTGGAGATAGTATTAAGAAAGGTAATGTTTCAAAACCTTCTGTTTCAGATGTTGCTTCTAATGGTAGACCACAACCAATATCACCTAAAGAAGACCCAGAATATATTCTTATCAATAAATGGGGTACTGTTACTCCATCTATAGGGTTAAATGTTAGAACAAGTCCACAGATAGCTTCTAATAATAAGATAGGTGCTATGACTTGTGGTACACGAGTGTTCTGTATAGGTAAGAAGGGTGATTGGTATGACCATAAATGGGGAGGTAAAACTGCTTGGTCTCATGGTGACTATATAAGACTTGATTAATGAGGTGATATAATGAGTGAAAAGTTTTATGGAAAGTATAGAGCAATCGTAACTAATAATAATGACCCCGAACAATGGGGTCGAATCAAAGTAAAATGTCCTAGCGTTTTAGGTGATTACGAAAGTGCATGGTGTATGCCCTGTGTACCTTTCTTATGTAATGATGAAGGATTTTTTAAAGTTCCTAATATACAAGATGGTGTTTGGATTGAGTTTGAAGGAGGAAATTTATCTAAACCTATTTATGTAGGTGGTTGGTTTAATCCTAAAAGACAACCTCACGACAACTATTCAGAAGCTTTAAATAAATTCTGCCTAAGAACAAAAGGAGGTATGACTATAACTATAGATGATAAAGAAGTAGTTATAGGAGGTAACTTAAAAGTAAAAGGAAAGGTGGTTGAAGAATAATGAGTAATAAAGGACACTATGGAGTAAGTTTCCCTTTTAGAATAGGGGTTAAAGGAGGTATAGCTATGTCTGGCACAAATGTTAACTCTGCTAGACATATTGAAGAAAGTATACAACAAATATTATCCACTAGAAGAGGTGAAAGAGTAATGGAATACCACTTTGGGTCTTCAATAAGTAGTAATCTATTTGAGCCTACGGATTCAACTCTAATGAACCTTTTAAAGTACGAAATCGTTGAAGCTTTAGAAACTTTTGAACCACGTATAGAGGTTAAAAAAGATGATATTAAAATATACAGTGAAACAGATAGTAAAGGTATAAATAAAATCATGGCTGAAATACCTTATGTAGTAAAAGACTATACTAACTCTCAACATATAGCTATAATTGACTTAGGAGGTGAAAATTAATGAAAATAAGACAAGGACTTGATTTCTCTACCAGAGATTACGAAGGATTTAGAAGTAACATGATAGATATGTTAAAGAATAAAATACCAGAGTATTCGGATTTTAGTCAAAGTGATGTAGGTATAGTATTAATAGAATTACTTGCGTACAATTTAGATTTATTAAGTTTCTATAATGATAAGGTGGCTAATGAGTTATTCTTAGAGACTGCTATGGAAAGAGAAAGCGTAGCAAGACTTTCTAATATGTTAGGTTATAAACTAAGAGAGAGTTCCCCTAGTCATTTTAAACAAGTATTTGAAATAATCCCACAGGAAACTAACTTCACTATACCTAAAGGGTATGTAATTCAGACTGAAGAAAGTATCGCTGAACAATCGGTACAATTTGAAACTGATGAAGCATTAGTTATCCCACCTAAATGTACTGGTCTTGAAACAGATGAAAATGGTAACTACTTATACTCTGTTAATATTACTCAAGGATATTCAGTTGTTGGGGAAGTAGTAGGTTCAAGTAATGGAGCAACAAACCAATCCTTTTTACTAGACTATGCTCCTGTAGTTGCAAATAGTTTGGAGATTTACGTTAATGAAGGTATGGGATTTGAAAGATGGGAATTAAAAGATAACTTCTTGGATAGTACTGCAACTTCTAAACACTATACTATATTTATAGCTGATGATGGTACTGCCACTATTAAGTTTGGTAATGGTGTATCTGGAAAGATACCAGATATAAGAAACAACAATATTTTAGCTAATTATAGAGTTGGTGGAGGTACTGTTGGTAACGTAGGTGTTAAGACTATTGTTAAAATGCCACAGAAATTGGCTGACATAAAGTCAACATTTAATCCTCAAGAAGCTTACATTAAAGGTAGAGACAAAGAAGATATAGAAGAAGCAAGAATAAAAGCACCGGCGTCTATAGGAACTAGATATGGGGTAGTAACTTTAGCTGACTTCAAAAACTTAGCTTTAACTGTAACTGGTATAACTAGAGCCAATGCAGTAAGAGGGGAAGAATATAGTACAATAGTTAATGTTTATTACCTTCCAGATGGTACTATCCCTAATGACCAACTAGAGGAAACTATGACAGAATTGTATGACGAAAGAAAGTTAGTAGGTACTCATGTAATACTTTCTGAAGCAAGATACAGGGAAATAGATGTAGAAGTTGTTGCTAAAACATTCAGTACGTATGTAGGGTTTGATATAAAAGAACAAATAATTGTCACTCTAAGAAACCTAATACAAAGTGGAGAATATGATTTTGGTGAAACACCAGAGCAATCAGATTTAGTAGTGCAATTACTTGACCTAGATGGGGTGAGAGCAGTAGATGTAATTATAACTGGTGCGGATGACTTACAAGCTGATGAAATAGTAACAATAGGACAACTTTCTGTAGAAGTTATAGGAGGTAGATAATATGAATAAGACTGTGAATTTTGCTGACCACTTATATGAACGTCTCCCAGAGGTGTATAGAAGAGAAGACGCTAAGAAGGGTATTGATTTTACACTAAAAAGATACCTAGAAGCGATTGATGAAGGAGGGGTTCAACTAGTATTTAGTGAAGTACTTTCTTTGTATGATATTTTAGAGGTAGATAAATGCCCACCAGAGGTACTACCTCTTCTAAGTAAAATGCTAGGTTACAACTATATAGAAGAAGTAGATGTAGAAACGCAAAGGAAAATAATAGCCAACCTTATAGAGTTGTATAAAAGAAAGGGCACTAAATCAGTTATAAATTTCATTACTAGAGAATTTACCCACTTTGACACTCAAGTAGTTGAACTACAGTATAGGATATTCAAAACATGGTCTCCTAACCCAAAAGGAGTACCAAAAGCAGATTATGTAGAACCTAGAACTTTAGGTAATAAAATAACATATGATACTTGCCACTTATATAGCCAAAAAGGAATGTATAACTATAAGGGGGTAGTAGTTGTATGTGACGCACAAGCCACGCAAGTAGAATTATTAAATAGACTTCTTAGGGAGTTCCTTCCTGTTTACTGTAATTTATACTTAAAGATAAATGGCGAAGTACAAACCTATTTAGATAGTTGTACTGTAAATGGTACAGATGTAAGTACTGGGGTTAAAGTTAAAGAAATAGAACAAGCAGTAAGAACTAAAGTTAAGGATTCATTAAAAGTTACCTATAATACCACTAGTGAAACTATGGACATTCATACTGAAGAGACTGGTACTAAATCTAGTTTATCAGATAAACTGAAAGAGGACGCAACAGTAAATCCTAATATTATTGGAAAGTCTCATGTAAGTTTACACGCTGATTTAGAAAATGCCCCAACTAAGTCCACAGAAAATATATCTAATAGTGTCATTATAAAGGACGCAGATAATCCTAATGTAAGTATTACTTTTGAATTTACGGACACTAAAAATATTGAAGAAGAACCTATGTCATAATAACCCATAATGTGATAAAATTAGAAAAGAAGGAGTGATAATACATGAACGTAAAATTAGCACCTCACATAAAAGGTGAATTTAAAGATACTATAAAATACAAAAATGGTAAAGTTGAAGTTCGTGAAGGACAAAACCTAATAGTAACAGGAATATTTAAGTTAATAACTACACTTTTATCTTCTAAAGGTGGTTATTCTGGATTACAATATTGGGCAGTAGGGGAAGGATTAAGTTCTTGGAATAGTTCTGCTCCACCAGAACCTTCAGAAAACGATACTCAACTTGTTAAAGAAATAGGAAGAAAACAACTTAGTACAAGTGATATTACTTGGGTTGATGATTCTGGGTCTAATTCTGTTACACCTACTAATAGATTAAAAGTAAGAGTTACTTTTGGATATAACGATTGTACAGGAACTTGGAGAGAGTTCGGACTATTTGGAGGTAACGCAACTACTTCAGCAAATAGTGGTATTATGATAAATCACAAAAATCATGGGGTTATAGTAAAAACTACAGAAATGGAAATAGAAAGAGAAATTATATTCACTTTCACTAAATAAGGAGGTTAATCATGGGAGATTTTAGTAGATTAAGTAATTTCAACCCAGACGCTAACTTTAAACTTGTAAGAATAGGGGCAGATTCCCCTGTTCTTGAAGTGGAGTTAAATGAAATGCAAGACATTTCAGAAGCTAGATACAAGAACCTTATAAAAAGTTACTTTGGAAATGCAGTACAAGGGGAAGGTACATATGTGTACAAAAATGGCACTCTTACTATTCAAAATGAAAGTGCTTTTGTAGATGGTAATGTTGTAGAAATAACAACACTTGCATTAGCTTTAAAAGAGGGCGAAAACGCCTACTTAAAAGTTTGGGAAGACACCATAAAAACAGGAGACCTTATAAAGTTTAAAGGAAACCAACAAGAAACTAGAACAATACCTAATACTCTTTTAGATTCAAGAGTAGGTAAAGAAACTAGTAGAAGAATACAAGTGAAATATGACCTTGTTAAGAAAACTGATAATAAAGCAACTTACTTCTATTTAGGTACAGTATTAGAAGGAAACTTCATTTTGGAAGCTGACTTAGTATCTGACGCTTCTAGGGTAGACGTTGATAGGTTTACTGCTAAAGGAAGTCAAAGAGTTTTTGTTACTAATAGACTATACAAAAAGGGAGTAAATAGTTTATCTGTTTATGTAGATGGTATTTATCAAGTTCCTGGAGTACACTATGATGAATTAACTTCTAATTCTTTTCAATTAAGAGAAGCACCCGAACAGGGCGTAGAAGTAGTAGCAGTTTATCATAAAGTAGTTCAAGCTAGAAGTAAAACAGGACACAGTTCAGAGCATGGCACTAATGGAACAGACCCACTAGATATATTAGATTTAGCAGATAACACAGGATTAATAGAGAAGATACAAGAAAGACTAGCCATAAAAACTATTGACTGTGGAAATTTCAATGATATGTCAAGTAATGCAGAAGAGATTTTAGACGGAGGTGTATTTTAATGGATAGTATAAGAATAAAAAGAGGGGCTAAAGCACACTTACCTAGTGAATTACCCCTAGGAGAATTAGCCTTTTGTACTGATACAAGAGAATTATTTGTAGGTATGGGCGAAGATACTAAACCTAAACCAGTAACAAATACCGAAATAACAGAACATTTAGCTGAATGGAAAGGTAAGTACCAAGAGGTAAGTGACCAATTCCAAACTAAATATGAAGGACTTGAAGAGGAGTATGCCACAAGATTGACTGAAGTTAGTTCGCAATTGGATAATATGAGGAGTGATTTTATTTCATATGACAAAAGCAAATCATTTACTGATAACCTTAAAAATACTTATTTAAAAATGCTAAATGAAACATACACATTAAAAGGTGATATCAATATTAATTCAAACAACGTTAATATACTAGGTAATGCTTCTAAAATAGTCGGTAATTATAATTTTATAGTTAACAATGGAGATGTTTACATTGAAAATGTTATTTTTGATGGGTTAGATTGTATTAATTTCACTGGGTCTAAAAATGTGATATTGAGAAATTGTAAAATAATAAATAATACTAAATTTGGTGTTATTTGTTCTGAATGTGATAATGTATATATAGTAAATTGTTCATTTATTGATAATGGGAAAAATGTAACATTTGAAAATTCGTCAGGAGCTGGGTTCTCTATTCTTGCAAATAAAGTAAAAACATTAAAAGTAAATAATTGTTATTTTGAAGGTACAAGAGGTCAAACATCAATTAGGGTTAAGGAAGTTGCTTATTCAGAAATAAGATTCAATAAATTTAATGATAATTTTTTTAGGGCAATAGAATATTCGGCATTAGATGGTGGTGTTGATTATGATTATAAAGGAGATGCAAGCCATAATTATATAATTGATTGTGGAAAACGCAATAATAATACTAAATGGGATGAGGGAACAAATGGTATATTTGGTAATGCCTGTTTATTTGGAGTGGATTTAATAGGCAATACAATAATAAATTCAAGGGAAAATGGAATAGAGGGTAGATTTAGATATGTACGAGATAATTATATTGATGGTACTGGAGTAGGTTCAAGACCAACAACAGCAACAAATGGCATATCAGCATCATGTAAGTATATAATTAATAATGTTTTAAAAAACTGCGTTGGATATGCAATAACAACTGGTGGTAATGGTATATATATTAATAACTGTTCAATAGTAGGTAATTACTTTGAAAATTGTGCTGGTGGTATACTTTTACATTTTACTGAAACACCAACATTTGGTAACTTAACAGTAGCCAACAATTTAAATAAAAATGGACATTGTATAAAAGTAATTAATAATCATACACCAAATTCTTATAAAGACACTGTAGGTAAAGTAACATTTTATAATAATAAAGGTGATGGTTTACCACCGGATAATAAAGTAACAATTGAACACAACAACTTTAAACTATTAGACCATTACGAAAAATTAATAAAAAACAATAATTTTATAAATAGAACTAGTAACACAGTAGAGGGTTTTTATTTTAATGGTTCTCATACTGTTACAACAACTAATTTTAGTGATTATATTAATCTTAATGTTACTGGCACACCCTATAATACGTCAACTAACAGTAATATACAGATAAGTAATATAGAAAATGTTATTCTTAATTTTAGAATAAATTATAAAGCTGAACATGTTAAAATATTAATCTATGAAACACAATTTGATGAAAGTTTAAAACAAATATACTCTATTGAAGATACAAATGAAACAAATGGTTATAAATTATTGAATTATTGCGTAAGACCATTTTCACAATTAACAACTGGAAAATTAAAATTACAGTTAATTACTTCTTCAAATTCAATAGATTACAAAGAAATATCGTTGAATTGCTATAATATGTAACTCACAATAGATTAATATTGCGAAATAAAGAAGTTTCTTCGGAGACTTCTTTCCTGTATAATGACTATTTAACAAAAAACGGTTATAATAAAACTATAATAAAGAAAGGGGACATTAAATTATGAGTAATAATAAACAAACACGCTTTTCGTTAAGAAAAGGACTAAAACAAGACTTACCCACAAATGCACCTTTAGGAGAACCTTTATTTTGTACTGATACTGGTGAAATGTATATAGGTATGGGTGATGGTTTACCCCTAAATAAGGTAGTGGACGCTGATTTAGTTTCTCAATTTTATAATAAAGCTAATGAAGTATTTATTGAAAGTTTTGAAGGTAAGAATGACACTGAAAAACTAAATAATGCTCTTAAATCTATAACAACAAGTGGTATTATAAAACTAAAAAATAGAGAATACACTTTTGATTCTATAGTGTTAAAGAGAGGGGTTGGATTACAAGGTAGTGGAAATACTACAATAAACGCAAACAAGGGTGGCGTTTTAATTAAAACCACTGACCTAAATATTATATCTGACTTAAACATTAATGATAATGGATATAAAATCAAAGCTATTGACGTAGGTCAAGTTGGAGGCAGTGAGAAGAACTATTGTAATGACTGTTTAGTTAGAGGTGTAAACATACGTCTAAGTAATACTTCCTCTGATGGTATACGATTAGGTCATGGTAACAATAACAAAATAGACCATAATACCATAATCAACACTTATGAAAATGGCGAAGATAATAACCAAAGTATCGGTATAGCTATATATTCAGATACCCCTAATATTTGTAAAGATGTATTTGTAACTAATAACTACGTTAGTGGATTTAATAAAGGTATATCACCTTGGGGTACTGGCACACGAATAAATGTACAAGTTATTAATAATATAGTAGAAAACTGTAGAGATATTGGTATAAATATGTATCATTCTACTCTTTCACAAGCTATAAATAATAATATTTACAATTGTAAGATTGGTATTTTTGCAGATACCACAAGTTACAATGGTAATAAAGGTAGAGGTACTATAGTATCTAATAACTCTGTACACAAGTGTAGCAAAATAGGTATCTATTGTGAAGAACTACGAGGTGGAAATATCACAAATAATGCAGTACAAGATTGTGACATTGGTATATATGGAGGGGCGGGTATAAATTATACAAACTTCTCAAATAATACTATTACATTTAATAGGGTTGGGTTGATGATTTCCAATAAGTATGTTCCTACACCTATGTATAACTATGATAATAATTCTAGTGTTATTCAGAATAATATTATTACTCTAAATAAAGAGCATGGTATTCATTTATGTGGAGTGAGGGGTTTATGGGAAATAAGTAATAACTATATAAACTCTAATAACACCTCTAATGGGGATTTCTACGGGTTATTTTTAGATAAAGATGTTATAGAAGAACTAGGTAGAAATAGACTGTGCGAAAGTTTTATAATAAAAGGCAACACTATATTTAACTCTGTTGTTGATGGTACTAAAGGCTATCAAAAAGGTATTTACAATAACAGTGGTTCTATAGGAAGTGTCGTCTTAATAGGTAACTATATGCAAAACAATGAAGTTGAGTTGTATCTAACTGGAGTAAACTCATACTCTGTTGTAAAAGACAATATACTACCTAATAGCACTGGACAAGTTACTATTCCGAACAATGTAAAATGTATTAACAATATTGGAATAAATAGTGGCGATTTAATATATGACGCATTAGTTGGTGTGAAGCTAAACAAAGGCGTTGCTTCCCCAAGTGACCTTCCTACCCCAACTATGACAGATGATGGTAGGATAATAAAAGTTAATAGAAGATACAATGAATCTACTAGTTCTTATGTAGACACTGAATATTATATATGTAATAGACAAGCAAGTGGTAGCTACAAATGGTGTAAATTGCAATTAAGTTAATTACTTTCAAAGGAATCTTATAATATAAAGATAATACACATAACAAAAGATAAAGAAATGAAGAGAAATACAAATGATAACTAAACAAACAAGATTCTCATTAAGAAAGGGCGTAAAAGTGACCTACCTACTCATGCCCTTTTAGGAGAACCTTTAGTTTGTTTAGATACAGGGGAAATATATAGGAATGAATGAAAAAGACCCTGTAAAGAAATTTAAAACTTAAAGGAGGAATAATAAAATGAGTAATTTAAATAGAACTAAAGTAAGAAGGGAAAGCACTAGTACTATGCCAAGTGCCTTACCTTTAGGCGAAGTCGCTTTTAATAGTGAAACTTCAGAATTATATGTAGGTACTGGCACAGGGAAGGCTAAAGTTACAGACCCCGAATTATTACAAAAATATAAAGATTTAAACAATTCTACATCTCAATCATTAAATCAACTTAGTTCGCAATTGAATACTATTGATACAAAAAAAGCTAACCAGTCATCTTTTAATAATTTAAGGAATCAAGTTAATAATTTAGTGCTTGAAAGTGGTGGAAATAGTAATCTCGAAGTAGTTCAGTCAAGAGTGTCAAAAGGTTTTACTTATAAAAATTTGGATAATAGATTAATTAATTTTGAATCTATAATAAGTGAAGGAAAATTCAATATAGATTTTTTTGATTTAGTCAACAAATCTGTCACTTCTTCTACTGGTGAAGCAAGTAATCCAACAAATATAAGAATAACAACAAATTCAAAATATAATATATCTTCATTAAATGAAATATATTTAAGGATAAATAAGTTAGACAATAACCGTATATTATTTAACAGTTATTACTATGACACAAACGGAACATTAATTTCGTCTTCATTAGTAACATCTATTAGAAGTGAAACTGGTAGCTACTATGAGTATAAAATAGATGTAACAAATGCAAATTATATGAGGTTATTATTTAAATTTGAAGATGATAGTGAGATTTATGAAAATGATATTTATGAAAATGTAAGTCTATATTTTTATAATGAAGATAGAATAACTAAAATAAACAATGAACTTAATGAAATGTGCTATGATAATTTAGGGAATAAATTTGAAAGTCCTAGTAAACTTATAAGAAATCTATCTGAAATAGTGGCACATAATAAAAATTTATTTGATAAATCATCAGGTGAAAATGTAAATGGTTATATAAATGGTGCCGGTGGGGGAATTGACAATAACTCAAATTATAAGACGTCACATTTTATTAAAGGTTTGAAAGAAAATGAAAAATATATAATAACACCTAAAATAAGAAAATTTTTGGCGTATGATAAAGATGGCGTAGTTATATCAAGTAGTTATGTTGACGCTAATACGACTAATTACGTTTTTACTATGAACAGTAGTTGGGGATTTGTTAGATTTACCTATTATACAAGTGATGAAGATAAAATGATGATAACACAAGGGGAACAACCACAAGCATATGTTAATTATGGTTATATGTTTGGAAAAATTTAAGTTTCAACGATTATCAAAGAGAAGAAATAAAAGAGATTGTAGGTTCACAAGGTAATAAACTAGAAAACAAAATTTTATTTAACTTTGGAGATAGTATAGCGGCGGGTGACGGAAATAATGGAAAAGGCTATGCAGAATTATTTGCAACAAAATATGATATGATATGTTATGACTTTGCAGTTGGTGGAGCAACTCTTGGGGAGACTGAAACAAATAATATAACAACACAAGTTACTACTGCTCTATCAAGAGGAATAACACCCGATTACATTTTAATCGAAGGTGGAACTAATGATATTAGTTATAACGTACCAATAGGAACAATATCTAATGACTATAATATAAATAATTTCGTTAAAACAACAACTGTTGGTGGTTTAGAGTGGATTATTTCTACACTAAAATCAAATTTCCCATCTGCAAAAATGGCTTTTGTTTCAGTTCATAGAATGGGAAGTAGAGAGTATTCAAGTCAAATTGAAAGGCAAGGCGTATGTGTAGATACATGCAAAAAATGGTCTATTCCAATTATTGATGTCTTTAATAGAGGAAATTTAAATACTTTTTTATCAGAATATCATAAGTTTACAAATCCAACTGAATCGCAACCTAACGGTGATAGAACACATCCTAATGAACTAGGTTATACTACTTTCTATTTGCCATTAATTTATGAAACTTTATCTTCGCTTTAGAACACAATTAATAAAAATTGCGGACTAAATTATATAAAGCATTTACTGGTAATATCTTCCTATATGTAGTACAATGTAAATATAGGTATTGTTACCTAAATATATATAGGGAGGTGTACCATGACAGATATAGAAGGATTGAAAGAACTTTATTTAGCTATAGGTGTAGGGGGAGTGTCCTTTATCGCCCTAATTACAATTCTAGGATATTTGTTAAAACAGATATTTCCTATACTAACTCAAATCCTACAAATGTTAGAGGTTCTTAAAGAAGTACTTCAGAATAACAACAAAGCTATTGAGGAAATGGCTAAAAGTAACCACAATGTCTCTACTGCGTTAAATTTGTTAGAGAGGTCAATGACCAACGTGGAGACAAAAATAGATGAAGTTACTGACACTAACTCTAATATGGAAAGGATTCTAATTAAATTAGAAGCCAAAAAAGAAAAATAAGGAGGTATCATTATGGCATTAAAAATCTCACAAAATTATATGACTAATAATTCTTGTTACAAAACAGGGAGAAAGATAACCCCAAAGGGAGTTATGATACATTCAGACGCTTGTAAGGCTGGTATAAAAGCTAGTGGTTGGTATTCCAGATGGAATAAACCTAATATGAACGCTTGTGTACACGCTTTTGTAGATGATGAAGAATGTATTGAATACTTACCAACTGCTAAAGGTAACTGCCATAGAGGTTGGCATGGGGGAGGTTCTTCTAACAACACTCACATAGGATTTGAAATGTGTGAACCTACTAGTTACACCGACGCATTATATTTTAATAAGGTATATGCAAATGCAGTGGAGTACACTGCTCACTTATTAAGAGTTCATGGTATAACTGTTGTTAATCAAGATACTGTTTTATGTCATTGCGAAGGGTATAAAAAAGGTATAGCGACCAACCATTCAGATGTAATGCACTGGTTTAAATACCACCACAAAACTATGGACGATTTTAGAAATGACGTGAGAAAAGCACTAAATGGTAACTATGCTCCTTCAGTTTCCACTTCAAAACCATCTTCAGCAACTACCCCTGTAGGATATACTGTAACAATCACTGCTAATGTTTTAAATGTAAGAAAGGGTGCTAGTACTAACTACCCAGTAACTACTACAGTGAAGAAGGGCGAAGTATATACTATTGTTGAAGAAAGTAATGGTTGGGGTAAACTAAAGAGTGGTGTAGGGTGGATAAGTTTAGCTTATACATCTAAAGGAACTACTCAAACAACTCCTGTCTCTTCTTGTGATACAGAAGAGAGACGATATACAGAACAGGGTACTTGTAAGATAGTAGCACCTTCTGGAATTAACTTCAGAAATAAGCCATGCACTTGTCATGGGGTTAAGCAAGGTGTTTATAATCACAACGAGACAGTAAATTATGATTTAGTTGTTATCACAGAAAAATATGTTTGGATTTCTTGGGTAAGTGCTTCTAAGGGAGTTAGAAGATATATGCCTGTTAAAGACAGAAAGAAGAACGAAAGATGGGGTAACTGCTATTAGGAGGTAAATATGCCTAAAAAG